GTCAATTGGCTTAAATTCAGTGATATTGTTGTCAAAAATGGCCAGCCGATATGCGTTTTCAGATCCGCTCATTTGCTCTTCAAAAGCTTGCCGCACCTTTTTTCTGGCTTCAGGATCCTTTATTTCGCCGTCAACTTTCAGATAACCGGCTGGCATAAACCCCTGTGAAAAGAACTTGGCTTGAGTTTTATGCGCTGCGATCTGCCGTCCATAGGTTTCACGCGCAAAAGTGATCACGCCACGCCCCATAAACCCGGTTGCATCGGGGTTGATCAACAAATGCATAATCTCAACAGACGGAATAAAGCAGGCTTTACCATTTGAAAAGACATGCTTGTACCAAAGGTTACCTTTGAGATCAAAAACAGGCGCGGTTTGGTCAGACGGCAAAAGCAATAACTGGTTGGGTCCCTTCGATGGTTGCCAAATGTAGGTATTGCCATAGCTCAGCAGCCAATCAACCGCATTCTTTTTCAGTTGGAATGGCGTCCAGTCAAACTCATTTGGCTTGATTTGAAGCAGATAAGCCATGTTCCTGGTCACTGGATCAGGATCAACCTGTTCGATGTTGCGCCCAACCTTACGAATCATTTGTAAAGGAAGTTTAGCCACGTCATCAGAGATAATGTTCTTGGCCCTGTGCGCTACCGCAATGGATTCTGATTTGAAGATCGAAACACGCTCACCAGATTGAGTGTTGTATCCCCACGACGGCGCATAGTCCGCCCGCGGCGATGAATCCTGATTAACATCAACTTTTCTGTTTGAACTAAGAAGGTCTGTTATTAACATTCTTTGACCTTGCCTTTCCTATTCCGACTAAAACTCCAAAAACAATAAGCATCAATCCACCAATAACCCAGGTGATGATCACATTCCACTTTGATAACCCGATCAACACGCAAATACAGCCTACAACCATCAACAGATCATCAAAAAACTTGTTGAAAAAGGACCGCAGGAAAGAAATAAGCTCTCTCATACAGCTCCCTCGAATGCACCGAACACTGACACCAACGGTCCAGACATTGCTTTGACCCGCTGCCAGTTCGGCAGCATGTTTTTTGCATCTTCAATCCAGGGGTTAATGTGATGATCCAGTGGATAGTGAAAGTGCGGTTTATCTTCGTAAGGATGAAAGTATTTCTGTTCTCCCTGGTAACAATCCATCCCGCACAAAATAACAGGATCACACCCCAGCCAAAGCGCAAACCAGGCAGCAGTATTTGAGCTGTAGAATCCCGTCCACACCGGCACATCAAATTTGATATCTGAGGTAGGTTCAGGGCTTACCTTTACACCCTTGTAAGTCCTGATTGCCTCATCAAGTAATGGAAATTCAGCCGGGTGATCGTTGTAGACCATGAAATCCGGTTCGCACAGATAAATCGCATGGCTATTGACAGCGATCAGCACGCAACCTTCAGGGAGTTTTGCCAGATCACCAGGCAAACTTGGTCCGCCGCCGAGCACTGCAGCCGGTCTGCCAGCAAATTTGTTTTTGAAACTGCTCATCATTTCAGCCATTACATACCCCACTTGTCATCGAGAATATCACCTGAGATATCTCTACCCTCTACTGATTTCAAAACCGACAGCCTCACCATTGCATTGATCACGGCTGCTAATAGGTCAATTCTTTGGGTATCATCTGGGCTCTTCTTAGATAAAATGATGTTCCCGTTACGATCAATTACTTCTTTAGCGTTGATCAAACACCACTTCAAAACAGGGTTGCCGTCGTGAATCAGCTCGTTCTTGGCAACCATATCTCTGAAAAGCTTTGTGGGTTCGCTCAGTGTCTGCACGCCTTGCCGAATCTCAACAATTGTGTATCCCTCAGCGTCCTGATCATTTGCCCAGCTCGTGGCTTGATAGGGGTCATAAGCAACTTCAAGAATATGCCAATCGTATGCTTTTTCCATTTCACGCCGGTAGGCTGTGATCTCATCCTGGTCAACAACTTCACCATCAGTCTCAGTGACCCACCCTGCTTTAATCCAGTCTCGATAGGGGATGCTGTCTGTTTGTTCGTGTCTAGCCACCGCCCCTTGGGGGATAAAGCCGTGAGCAGTAATGACCAGCTTGCCACCAGCATAGAAAATAAACGCGCAGGCTGTGAGGTCAATGCTTTTCGACATATCCGCACCAAAAATGCACGACCATCCTTTAGTCATGGCGGCAAAAGATTTCTGATAATCCAGGGCAGATGTTTCCGGTTTTACATCCTTTGGTGGAATAATGGCCAGATTATCCCAATTCGTGATAAACTCACCGATATAATTGTTTTCGCTTTCATAAACCCATATATCAAGATTCTTGATCCTAAACGTCCTGATCTTTTGTGGGATTTTGCTATCAAAGGCCACGTCATGCTGCTTTTGAAGCCTGGCTAGTCCTTCAGGGGTTGCAGCACGCAGCGGGTTTGCCTTGATCCAGTTCTTTGGGTCGTGTTCATCATCGCCTTTATCGAGCTCACGAATCATGATGAAGTAGCGCTCATCCTTAACTGTATTCTCAGGATCAAGGATCTGTTTGCATAATTTATATTCCAGATAACACGGGCTCTTTTCAGCATCCACACCCGCTGTGGTGATGATCACCATCAGTGATTGAGATCTGGCACCAAAAGCCGACCACAGCAAATCATGAATCTCACTCGTGCGGTGTGCGTGATACTCATCGATGATCACGCCTGATGGATTTAGGCCGTCTTTGTTTTCTGTCTCTTTCGATAGGGGAACAAGCTCCCCCCCTCTGGTGACGTGTGAAATCTCATATCCGCGGATCTTGAGTCTCTTGCGAATATTAAGCGATTTTCTGGCCATGGCACTGGCAATTTTATAAACAATTCGAGCCTGTTCTTTATCAACAGCAGCGCAGAATACTTCAGGGCTTTCTTCGTTATCGGCGCACATCAAATAAAGAGCAATGCCGCCCTCTTCTGTGCTTTTGCCATTCTTTCTGGCTTCTTGCTTGTAAACCTTTTCGAACCGGCGAAAACCTGTGTCTTTGTGAACCCAGCCAAAAATACAGCCGAGATCAAACTTTTGAAATGGCAGCAGCTCAATAGGCTGACCAGCTAACGGTCCTTTTATGTGCGGAATATACTCAAACCATTCGTAAATCCGGTTTGCTTTTTCTTCGCTGAACACCCAGGGGAAGGCATCCGTTCCCTGTCGTGTGAGATCATCAAGATGACGCTGGCAAGCAAGACGCTCAGCAACACACACCGTGCGTGAACCATCAACCGCTTCGATGGCATATTGTGTGCACGGGTGAATCGCTTTATCTGTCAAATTTGCTGAACGTGTCTTCAATCTCATCTGCCTTCTTTTTCACTAACCTTGCTCTTGATGCGGGAGAAAGCCCCAATTCGTTTGCAAGAGATTTGATGATCCTCACATAAGCCTGATAAGCTTTTGTTTCATCGGCGTCCAAAGTTGCTTTTTTTGATAAGGCTCTTGATTTTGCAACTGTTTCACAGTATGCCTCCAACAACTCTGTGTCCATGTTGTCGAGCAGATCGATCCCCTCAACAGAATTCAGGACCCTTTTCCAGACAGCTTTGGCGCCGGTTGATAATGACGCCGGAGCATTTATGGTCTTTGGTTTTTTTCGCTTTATAAGGTTGGCCGCTTGTTCCCTTGCGGCCAGTTGTTCCTTGGTCCAGTGTTTCCCACCGCCATTTTGAATTACTTCGTTTGCTTTGACTGGAGTTGGCATTCATTCTTAATGGTTTCGATCGGGGAATATTTCGTGCGTTCGACCCACGCACGGTTTATAATCAGAAGTTAGAAACATTTTGACCGCCCCTCCCCTCGGACGATTTTAAATTTCCAAATCCACCATCCAACAAAGCTGTTTTCTTGTTATGACAGTGGTCACACTTTCCATCCAGGTTAGATTCAGCATCGGTACCACCCATTGACTTGGGCAGCACGTGATCAACCTGCGTAGCACGGACTAACGTGTCTGCATGATCACCGAATGGATCTGAACACCACGGATGTTTCTGCAGAAACGAATTGCGTACCTTGCGCCATGAATATCCATATCCTCGATCATTTGCATTTGGCCGCTGTTTATCCACCGGATGCTTTGGACAACGCGGACCAGTCTGCACCAACTCATTGCATCCTGGATATGTGCATGGACGATACGCTCGAAGTGGCATTAGTTATCCTTCTGTTACTGAAACGGAATGGGCTCCCCGCCCATCTCTTTGACTTGGTGCGCCAAAGCAAGAGCCCAGCACTTCCAAATTGCAAGCTCTTTCTCTAATCCTTTTATTTTCTTTTCCAAAGGACCAATCAAAGACATAACCGTTTCCCTTATCTGCTCATTAGCTTCGGCAGCCGTCTTATCTGTCTCGGCTTTGCTTTTCTTTCGCTGCCATAAGCCAGTGATATAAGCACCGGCAACAACCCCTGCAAAACCAATTAAGGCAGTAACGACAATTTCCATCATTGCCGCCCGCTCAACCCAACGTGCCGGATCTGTAATACTTTGCGTTCTTCACATCACTTGGCTGCGGACTGGCGATGTATGCAATCTGATTACCTATGACAGCCCAAATCACCATTGCGATTAACTCTTTTGCAGAAGTAAGTGAACATGAAACACCAGGCACCGGGAACCAATTGATACAACTAAACAAGATGATCAACCCTGAAAGCACAAACATAAGAATAAGGTTGACTACTATTTTCAAACCGGATGAAAGACTGGCAAATTGTTCACGCATGCTTGGCCAGAAGGTCCATGCCAGCGACAAGATCGCACCAGCCAGGAACACCAGGATGTTTGCATCCAACACCCAACCTTCAGGCAGCAACCTGTTGAGCACTGTCAACAGAGAAAAGGCAATCAGCAAGATCACAAACCCAATCCCGAACCATTTCAAAAACGTTTTCATTTGTCCACTCCTAAAGGTTATCAACGGATAATCAGTACATCTACTGTCAACAGTCATAGTAACCGCCATCTGTGGCGGTTTCAATGTGTGGAAAACCGAATAGTGCCAGCCGCTTAAAGCAAGAAATCCACGCGCACCAACGTGGATTTCTTGCATACCCGCACAACCTACCTATAAGGAGAACCAGACTCATAGTATCAATTCGCGCAGCCAGGTGCAATGTGTGGAAAACCGAATACCTGTAAATTGACTGCGAGGGCGAGAGCGGACTTCGCCAATCTCTTTGACCAAGTAGGGCTCCTGATCCTTGTCTTTTCTACAATGACGGTTACTGAGCAGATCCGGCGACCAATACGCGCCAGTCGATACCGCTCTCCACACACTTTATGCCAGTGAGCAATATATTCATGCAACATAGAATAATTACTAACACCAAAGAAATAATCAAATGATCCACAGGCAATATATGTATCACTGGTCCAACCAATAGACGTTTGATCCCAATAATTGGTTGTAATCATTCTCTATTCACAACTCCCAACCCAACAGCCTTGCTCGCCGCGGATGCAGTGGTCGCAGCGTCAAACTTCCTCTTGATTTGACTAACCAACATCTCGACCCTGCGCAGCGTAATACCAAGCCTTTGCGCCGTCTCGGCCTGCAGCTCACCGCGGACAATGCCCTGCAGCACTTCCATTTCTCGTTCTGTCAATGTTGGAGTGTCAAAGACCATATCTTTCCTCTGCACAATCTGACGCTGTTGGCTACACGCTGTTTATAATAATTTACCAGTTCTTGCACTGTGTTTTGTCCATTTCACCGGTGGATGCATTCGCTCGGTCACAGCCACCTCATGCGCAAACTCGTAATAAATCACACACTTTGCCAGCGAACCATAAAATGTTTCACTGTGAAAATGGATGTTGTTGATATACACACCACGCGGATCGGTCATCAGGTAATCATGATCAAAACCTACCGACTGATTATTGCAATTCAAATATGAGATCATTTCGATGAACTTCTCGGCGTTAGTCTGCACATAATCAAACTTGGATGCTGCCAGTTCCCAGGCTTCAGTTTCACTCATCCGCTCGACCACTTCACGCATATCTGCACACAGCGCTATATCGCCAATCCGTGGAGTGGATTCAATCCGTGCGCGCAAGTTGCTTACCCTGGTCTCAAGCAGCAATCTACCCATATCAGCCTCTCAACACAAAACCAATAAAATACCGATGATCAAACAAGTTACGATGATAAACACGATCACCCATTCTTCACGCCTCATGGAACACACACCCTGCATTGGCAGTCGTTTATGAAATTGTCATTACTCAACTGCTGGCCATCTTCATCGGTATAGTGAAATCCAGCCTCCTCCATTGTTTCAGGAGTGAAAGGCTTATCATCCAAGGCCGGCATCCTTGTCAGGCGAATAAATAAAAAATCACATCTATCCAATATGATGGGCGCATGTTTATAGAAATTTACTTTTGCCTTGCCCCGCGTCTCGCCGTGGATCGGCATACACCAATCCTCACCCTCAATCCGACCAACATAAGCCAGCATCAATCCACCTCGTCCGATTTCGCCGGCGGAGTTCTTTCAGGTTCACCCTGGCCAAGAGTATTTTCTTCCTTTGCCATTTGACCAAGGCCGGCAGCAAATAGACCGATGATCACTCCAACACAGAGACAAATCACACACGGAAACCACATAATCACCCCTCGACTTTCTTGAACTCAATCACCCACACCCACGGATTACTCTCCCACGGATACTTGCCATTGATCGAATTCCAAAGAAATTTGAATACATCCCGGTAACTTTCAAGCGGATCACCTACTTTGAATCCTGGTTGTGGAATATTTACCTTTTTTACAGTCATCCCTTCTTTTTCTGCGTCACTTTCTGTAATATCTTGCAACCGTTCAACACGGATGTTTACTATTTCAAGCAATATCCGCGATGCCCAGCGAGGCATGAAGATCGAAGGTCGCCAGTTGTAATTCAATTCACCTTTGAAGTTTTCAGGACACTTTATTGAAGTCATATCCGCTCGAAAACATAATTGCTTTTCAAGTACACCTTCAAGAAAACGAACATCCCACGTTTCACGCACCCAAAGGCAATCTCCTGGCTGACCAAATGGAGATGGTGGTACTCCGATAAATTCAGCGTCATCATAACCTTCGCTGTCTTTGAATACGCGCTTTTCCCAAGACCAACCATTAGGTAATTTGTCTTGACTTGAAAAAACAATTACTTTTTTAATTACCCGCCTGGTCTGTGTTTTCTTTCCATCCAGAATGGCTCTCACCATCTCGCCGCTAAATAATATCGGTCGCTCTTTTACCATCACTGCCTCTCTTCCGGTTCAATCCAATCCAACCCAAGCACCCTAAACACATCCTCTTCTTCAGGTGTGTCAATCGCTTCACCATTCACCCGCCAGACACGTTTGCCGTTGGCGTCTCTTTCACTCACACCATTGCGCCAAACCCGACCTTCATGAATGTGCAAATTGGAAGGGCACAATCCATAATCCTGCTTCGAGGTCACCAGGCGCCTTACAAATATCGCGCTGCCGGTTCTGATCGTATAAACCACGCCCCACTTCTCTGGTGTGGTCAAATAAATTTCAAATGTGGGTCCCCTGCTCGACCTAAAAACCTTCTTCAACAGCGGACCGTTGCACCCGAATTCATAGCCTTCTTCATGCAATATCCGTGTGATGCGTTCATGCCCGAAGATCGGTTCTTCTTTCCAGTTGTGATCAACCATCGGGATGGGTACAGCTTCATCAAAAAGATCTGGCTGTGGCTTAAACTTATCCGTGCAGGTTTTACGGATGCTTGTCTTGGGGATCAGCACAATCTCAACATCACCCACTGTCAACTGCTTGCGCCGTAAGCTGCCAGCTATCTCAATACGGTCGCATTCAGGCGCCAGAAGATCAACCATCCGGCTTGCTAATAAATACGCCTGCCCAAAGGGATAACGAATATTACTGCTTGACATTATTCACCTCAGCTTGTGCATTTTTTGCACATACTCCAATAAAAAGTTCGTGAAGCAAACAGGCTTTATCTTCTCGAACTTCAATACCAGGTATCGCCACTAAATGGTGCTTGAAATCTTCCGGATGCACGTCAACAATCTCGGCCGGCACCCCTGTTCGCTTGTAATGAGCAGCAATCCCGTCGGCAATATTCATATCCAACGTCTTTGCAGGGTTCAACCGCCAGATAATACCCACGTCGCCGATAGTCATAGCACAGCTCCTTCGTGCGTACCCCGCGAGATCACATCGTGAACAAGCAGGGGTTTCATCTCTTTCAATCGCCTGATCCGATAATCAACAGTCCTGTGATTCTGCTTCATCATCCGGCTGATCTCAAGCGAAGTTTTACCTTCGCTTTTCATCTTCATCATGAAGGCGTCTGCTGCCGGTGTAATCCATTTACACTTTAGGTCAGTAACCCTCGGCCTGATCCACTTTTCCGCGATACTACGACGGATAAACCAGAGCGCCCAACGATTTCCGCCTCTTCCGCCCAAGTGTCGAATATGCACTCCAGGCAGTTCTTTCGACATCAGTTTTTTTGTCACTGTCTTGACATCTTCAACCCCGTGCATGTCTGCAAACTGCCGCGTCGAGATCCATTCATCACCCCAGCGTTCGTGAGCCTTTTCAACCAGGCGTCGAAAATACCCTGGCTTTATCCGTTCAACCCTCACATAAGGGAAGTTCTTCGGCCTGGTCAGCCAGAATTTCAGATCTTCAATATTGACCCGCAGCGTCTTATTTTTTACATAAGTGGATGCGATATACTCGCCGGGCAAAATACCATTCCTGATCCATCCCGGTACCGTGTGCGAATCAACACCCAGCAGCAGACACACCTGGTGCGCCGTCATCCATCCGGCCTGTTTGGTTGCAGGTCTGAATGCTTTCCGAAATTGGCGAATCTTGATCGCGTTTTCAGATCTGCCTATATGCTCGCCAATTTGAACCATCGTCAATTTACCTAAGTTCGCATTGATAAACGCATCTTCCTCTTTCGTCCACTTCAAACTTTTACTATTCCGATTAATCACTTTATTTTGGTTTACTCTGACCACAGAGCGAACCATACCGCCCCTGGCTTTGATCACAGAAGCCGAAGACCCATGCTCCATCAATGTTTGATCAACAAGCGTCAAAATAAAATCCATTTTCTACCCTCTGTTCGTTTTTCCAACCAGGTCTTGAAGGAACTCCACCAGTGTGCAGCCATCACATACAGTTTTGGATGCATCGTCACGCAGCGCACACCGGTCGCAAACATTACGCGCCGTGATCTCAACCAAAGGCCATGGCGGAACTCTGCCGGCAGCGGCAATCACATCATAGATCGGTCTCTTTACATCCCCGGTCTTGATTCTTGACAGCCTGATGGATGGAACTTCAGTTGAAGGTATCTTTTCTTCATTGAGATGGCAGACCAGCCGCGCACAGGCTTCAACACAGGCTTTTACACCGGCATGTCGGCTGGCCAGGGCTTTAGCAATTTCGACTCTTGATTTTGCATCCGGAACAGACAGCAATGCATCCACCACCCGGTTGTCTTTTGCCAGGCTTCCCTCGTTGATCAACGTCAATATGGCTTCGTCCAGCTTCAAGGTTTTGAGTGCAAGATTCACCCTTGGAATCGATACACCAAGCATTTGAGCGATATGTGTATTCGTCAACATCTGTTCATCTTTAAGCTTGCGAATGGCTTTTGCCTCATCAACTGTGGCCAGGTTCGAGCGCTGGATGTTCTCCACCAGGGCAATCACCGACCGCTTTTTGTCATCCGCTGGGGTCATCGGTTCTCTTACAATGCATTCGATATTCTTGAGCCCGGCAAGTTTTGAGGCTCTCAGCCGGCGCTCTCCTGCGATCAGGTAATAATGATCTGGTTTATTGGTTTGCTTGTGTGGACCCTCAACCGTGATCGGGTTGATCAATCCATTCTCCAAAATGGAGTTTGACAGCTCAATTAATTCAGCCTGGTCAAAATGCTTTCTCGGCTGTTGTGGGTTTGGTTCAATCAGTTCAATGTCAATCATTTGGGTGGAGGGCATAGTCAATTCCTTTTCGCTTTCAATGAGTCGCGAAGATCTTCAAGCTCACGCTCTGCAATCAGCGCACGACTCATCCAATAAATGGTTCCCTGAATTTGAGCAAGCAGCGTGTTGCCAAGCATGTCAAACATTCTCCTGGTCGGGGTGCCCGCCGATTCAACCAATAATTCCTTGGTCTGCACATAGAGTTCGGCCAGCTTTTCTTCAGGTATGTTGATTGTCTTATTAGTCATGTGAAACCTTTACTGGTCTAAGTTCTATTGGAAAATTACAAGGTTTTTCGAACGGCTTATCAATATGAAAGATTTCCTCAATACTCCACGAAGCTTCAACCGGTGAGAAAGACAAAGTAACATCCTCTCCACCAATACTGGTCTCCAAAAACAAAAAAGTAATTTCTTCAATAGTTGCTTTTTTACAACGAACAAGATTCCACAGAAGCGTTGCCGGTGACTTGATCCAATAGTATTCGTCTTTTTCAACAAAAAAACACATAGCCTTTATGCTTGCTGGAAAGACCACTAATTTAGGTTTGTTTTTGTTATCGCTCATACACACCTCTTATTCCTACAGCGCCTGTTTCTGACCGTTCTGGTGTCGGTATGGGGTACCGTTCATTTTTTCTCGGTGGTACCCCTTTACGGTACCTCTGCATTTTTCCGGTGGTACCCCTTCTATTTAATAAGCGGTACCCCTTACGGCAAGTTTTTCTATTTTTCCTCAACCTCATAACTGGTCGAATCAAACCAAACCAGCCGAAAGTCATAAAGAGGGCTCTTTTTATCAGTCACCACCTTGAATTGGCTGATGTCCACACCAGACTGTAAGAAGTAACGCAGCGCAATCATTGCCACCTGGCTGGCTGGCACTTTGTGTTTTTTGGCAAGTTCTGAAACCTCATCGATCAGATCTTCCGGCAGGTCATACACCGCACGCTTTCGGGCTGCCTGTTTGTCTTTGGCCTTCTTCACACGCGCCCGCTCCCTGGTGGGAAGTCCTCGGTTATTCATCCGGTTTCTTCCTTCACTCAAGATGCTTTCAACAGCCTCATCACCTCTTGACTTCAAGAATCCGTCAGAGTCGCGATTCATGATTACCTCACGATCCTGTCAATTATTTCAGCGTAGGCAAGACCGGCTTTTGATGGTGTCGGCATTTCAAACAGCGTCTTGCCTTTTCGGTTTGCCACCCTGCACGTATTGTCAACAGGGATGGGAGGCCAGACCAGGTTTCCATATTCAGCCACCAGATTATCAAGCTGCTGGTGGCTCTCAGTAGTAACCCTGTCAAAGAAAGTAGGTAAGATGCCAGCCAGCTTGCAGTGGCATTCAGTTCCGCGCATCACAGCATCCAGCGAGCGAATGATCTCGATCACGCCCTTGACCGCGAACTGATCCAACTTTGTCGGCACAACCAGGTAGTCTGACGCGACCAGTGCAGCCACCTGAAATACATCCACACTTGGCGGGCAGTCAAAAATAACCAGGTCGTAAATTTCTTCATAATCCGTCAGACCGATCGAAAGAATACGCTCTCTGAAATTTCGGCTTGAAAGGATCTCTTTCAGCTTTTCAGTTTTCTTTGAGGACCTGATCACATCCAACCGATCACGACCTGATGGCATTGAACAATTCTGAAAATACTCTTCATCGTCCACCAGCCAGCGGTAAAGGTCAGAACCTTCAGGCAGCCCAAGGCTGTCAGCGACGTTGCCCTGGCTATCCAGGTCGATCAACAGCGTTTTATATCCGCGCAGTGCTGCGCCGTGTGCCACATTCACCGCGGAGGTTGTTTTCGCTACTCCGCCTTTTTGGTTTGCAAAAGTAATAATTGACATACCGAACGTCCTTTGTGAGGTACCCCGCGAGATCGCAAAACGAATGAGCAGGGGTTTCAAATAATTACCCTAAATGCATTGGCATCAACGCGTAGCCGGCATCTGCCTCTTCGCGTTCAGATTCAATCACGATGGGCGTGTTGTTTGCATGGAACTTCAACACCACCAATTCACCGCTCACGCGCTCAACGATTTCCTTCAACATTCTGGCGTTGGCCGCAATATTGAAAGGAAGCACAAATTTTTTATCTTCTGGAATTTCTTCAACCGGGGCGATCCGCGGAGTAGTGATCAGCGATGTCACAGATGAACCTTCACCCTCAACATTAGAAGTGAGTTTCAAACTGTCTTCATGGAAAGTGAACTTGACCACGTTATTACCGCCAAACACTCTATGCGTGGTGAGCGAAAGACGCAAACCTTCAACCAGTTGAGAACGGTCGACAACGCATCGCATCCACCAATTTTTTGGGTAGATTGCTGCCCAATCCGGGAAGTTACCGTCAATCAATTCGCAAGCAGTGATTGCGTTTTCGTCGGATATGCAGATAGTTTGTTCAAGACGTTGAATTTTTACATCCTTACCCAATATCTTGCCGGCTTTGGCCAGAAAAAAACCGGGGATGATGCAGTCAAGACCTTCATACTTCACCAGGTTTCTTGCAATCCTGAATCCATCGGTGGCAGCGATCGAGCCGTTGAGTCTTACACCTTGCAACACTGGCCTTGCTTCATCTGAGGATGAACAGAAAGCAACAGACTTCACCGCATCAAAAAATCCGGCCGCTTGGATAGGTTCTACAGTTGAAAACTTCTCCAATCCACGAAAAATAAAATCGCGAATAGTTTCCGTCTCTTCTTTCGAATCACATCTTATGGTCAAAACACCATTCTTGCCGATGATGATCATCTGCTCAAGATTATTCGAATCTTTACGTGTTTCGATGCAGACCTTACCGGTCTCACCTGGTTTCACACCTGCAAGAATCTTTTTGAGTTCGATTACTTCAATGGATGTAGATTTACCATCGCTTTCAAGATCATCCACGTCAAGAGCGATCATTCCGATAAATTCAATATTTGTGCATCCTAATTGAATCTGATGATCATTTCGCTCTTGAATAAGAACGTTTTGAATAAACGGAAGCGTAGAGGGTTTTGATGAAAACCGGCTTACTTTTTGCAGTGCCTTTTTGAAACTATTCAAATCAACTAAAAATTTCATTGTGCGGGTCCTTTCTTGGTAGGTGCTAACAAAATGGTGCGTTCAATTCGCGATCTTTGCGCCCCCGAGCGACGCTGTTTGTGCGTGCAAGAGGGGTTCTTCTTTTCTCAAATCGCGGATATACCAGGTGCCGGTGTATCCTGACGGCCATTCAATCCGTGCGTGATTGTGATCACCGTCAAAACCGATTACCTTTCCGCCTGTCAGATTTGTGCCGATCACACAGACGCGATCGCCATAACCCAGTTTTGGCAGCGGCAAATCCTCTTTGAGTCTCAAGCTTTGGATGACTCCGAAACCAATCTCATCCAGCGTGCGGTTGGTTGGTACTCGTAACTTAGAAGGTGAACTTAGTGTCATGTTTTTATTCGCTCCATTTCTTGAACATCAGATTCGATCAACAGTTTGATCTCGCATCCAGCAAAACCTTTCAGCGCATTTTGCAGTTGCGGGCCTGCTCGCTTGCGAACCCAATCCCGCACTGGCGTGTTCATGGCCAGAATCCTGAGCTGATTGCCAACCAGGTTGCCAAGCTTAAGCGGCCTGATATAGGCGTCAAAATCAGCTTTAGGCATATCTTTCTGAATCACGCCAAGTGCTGAATTCCAAAGCTTTTCAGCTTGCAATCCGATCTGAATTTCAGGCAAAATAACAGGTTCAGAAAAAGGTTCAGGAGGGTTTTCAGGATCACCGACCAGCTTCACCGCGTGTCTGCTCGCGAGTTTCTCGTGTGCGGGTGAATCTGTTGCTGTATTTGTCTTTGTATTTGTATTTGTATTTGTTGCTGTATTTGATGTTGTTGTTGTAGTTGTATTTGGGGCGGAGTAGCTCACGACCTGCTCATGAGTTACTCCCGACCAGCTCGCGACCTGCTCGGGAGTTGGTGCCGGAATAACACTTGGTGATTCACGATTCAATCCACTCTGATGTGCAATAAACTTTGGATCATAAAAACACTTCTTACCGCCGGCTTCATACCTGAAGATCATCTTGCGTTCTTCAAACCAATCCATTGCAGCAGAGATCATTTCAACCGTCACATCATCACGCAGCGGAAACGCTTTCGACTTCAACCAGGCGGGTTTGTCATATCCCCTGCCCTCACGGTCAAGAATGATAAAAAACATGACATAAAATAACCTGGTGAAATCATCCGGCATGTCGTTGATATCTTCAGAATCTGGCGTCTTTGTGTGGATGTTTCTATACTTAGGCATTAGGACGAATGCTCCTTTCGTCCGTACCCCGCGATATCGCGAAGCGAATGAGCAAGGGGTTCCATAGTTTCCTCACTTACAACAGATAAATTTTCTTCCTTGCGAATCTTCGCCAGTAAACGGTTGGTTTTATAAGGGTTTTCCAGCAGGCTTAAATCAAACTTTCTTATTGATTCGTAAACTTCGCAGACAATCGCCTCTATCTCAATTTCGAGCATATCAATTACAATGCGCACGCGCTCTCCCTTGGATGGCAATTCTTTCAAATTTGATCGGTATATGCCGTTGATGCGTTGATCAATCCGGCCATGGCCTTTGGCAATAACGGTAATCATTCGACCACACTCATCTGACTGCCCCACATGCGTGCAGCTCCCCTGCGCATGGCGGATTCCTGTTCAAGCAGATCCATTGCGAAATCGTGAAATTGAACCTTCAGAAAAGCTTCAAGCTCTTCCATGTTCGCGCACAACCAATAACCGCCTTTGATGCCGCCGGTCGAACCGATGGCATAACCTTCCTTGCGCAGCTTGTTGATGATCTCTCTGAAATACCGGGTGTCTTTGATCTCAAAACCCTGGCACTGCAGTTCAAACAGTAAACGCGCCCCGCTGATCACATTCTTCCGACCAACATGATATGAGATGATCAACAAGACTGACTTCTCAAGCCGCTGTTTCACATCCTCAGAGAGGTTGTCAATCCGGTGGGCTTCTTGACCTACATTCATTGCAATTGGTGCGCTTATGTTCATGGTTCCCTTTCTGCCGGGAGGGTAAAAGGAGGAAACCCTCCCGGCGACCGATGTGGTACTCATCTCAATAAAGTTATGGTGAGCTATACCGGTTCGAACGGCTCTTGTAACGTGTGACCCACTTGGCTTGAGGGGGGCAAGTCAAGCTGTCTAGCCCATATTTCCGGTCTTTCCCGGATGTCGCCTGTTTGGTTTCACCATTTCTCAAGGTCTGGCGCTTCCTCTCGTTGACGATGAGCCGTCAAGCTCCCGAGATTCCCAAGGTGAGCGGCTTCCTTTCGAAAGACGATCTGCCGCCAAGTGTTTGTCTTGTTCCAGTAAGAATATGCACTTTTTGGCCATCGGCCGCCCGAACACGTACATTGATTACTTACTTCTTATTCAAATTACTCTTCTGAATTCCGATCGCCATTCTGACCGTTCGTGCAGCATTTGAGAATTCACGGTTCTTCAATGCCCTGAAAAATACCTTACGAGCTACTGTGTAATTCATGTTGTTTCTCCTTATCTTTCCAAACTTCCTCTTCAAGTCGAGCATAAAGGTTTGCCACAGATCGTTTCCATGCTGGCAATTCATCTGCCGGCACTGGCACCTTCACGACTGTCAACTCAACTTGATACTTGGCCATTTACTCTCTCAATCATCCACGGACCCGGGCGGCAGCAGGAGGTATTTCTAAATGTGTTTGGCTCCCGCCCGAGCGTTTCACTGGCTTTCAGCCAGATCCACTCTACGTGGCTGTGATGATCAGGCTCTCACGGGTATCAAATGTAGTCTTACCCGTGAAACCCTGCTGCTCAATTCATTGATCGGGTTCGTTTGTGCCCCGACCGCTTCAAGTGCTCTCAACAGTGTATAAAGGTCATTGATCGAGTCCGCGGCAATCGTTTCAATCGCTTCCTCATCATTCGCCTCATTGTTGCTAATTTTTTGAAGGTTCTCGATGATTGCCTTGACTAATTCGGCTGAATCATCCCTCACAGACATTGCCTGGTTAGGCCACTCTCTTGGTGTTGTTGCCATATCTTTTTTCCTCCTGGATCTTCCCGGTTCCGACCCGAAAACATCCCAAAACGACCTATATACAGCCTGAATACACCCCGATTCGCCCTAAAGTTCACGAACCGCTGTTTGGTGCTATTCTCTTGTTATGAAAACGAAATCAGTTACTTACTTGCTTCACATCCGAGATCCTTGACGAATTGTTCTTTGCCTGGCTTTACGAGAGTTGAATGAGCACCAGAAACAATAGATTTTGCCAACTCACTCACCGCTAGATCAATGACATTACCTTTCCACCGTAAATATGTTCCATCAGCAATAAGACTAAGTTTGTTGTCAGTCTCAGCCAATAAAGAAAAAGAGTTTGTAATTTTTTTTGTCATTGTCTGCCATTTCTTATTTTCATTTTGCAAATCACATTTGCATTATACATATCGTTTTGCAGTTTGTCAATAGGCTTATATAAA